CTCATATCATTATTTAGCGGTCCGCAGCCCGCAACGACGGCTAGGCTAATGCAGGGCGCCGATGAATACCTGGGAGCAGACCACTTGAAGTCCAGGCATGAACTTCGTAAGCAGATTCTTAATGCCGAGGTGCAATGAGAATCGCCATCCTGAGTGATACGATATTCCCAACCCCGTATTCATGTGGGCACGGATTGGGGCGGGCCATCTATAACGTTGCCAGCGGCTTGTGTGATAAGGGGCACGCCGTCACACTATACGCGTTGGACGGGAGCCGGTTGCCTGGCGGCACTCTAGTCACGACCGGGCGCGGGGGCACCGTGGGCGAATCGGTGTTGGCCCATGTAATCGCGGAGCACAGGGATTCTTACGACGTGGCGATTGATGCAGGGCATCGACACGCTCTGGCCGCGCGATATGCACTACCGACGCTGGCCTATTTTCAGGACCGGGCCAGCTCGCCGGCTCGCTGTGCCGTGTTCGTAAGCAAAGATCAGCGCGCACACGTCGGCCTTGATGGTCCGGTGGTGCGCAACGGAGTGCGGATTGACGACTTTCCGCTTTACGATGGCGACCGCGCAGATTATCTGCTCTACCTGGGCTCTGCGAAATGGCAACACAAGGGGCTAAAGGACGCGCGCGAGGTGGCCAGAATCGCCGGCCTCCCGCTCCAAGAATATGGCCGGGGCTGCAAGGATGGCAAGATCGACAGCGAGAGCAAAGTGCCCGTCATCCAGCACGCGCGCGCGATGCTGTGTCCATATCACGTTGACGCGGGGCCGCTGACGCCGCTGGAAGCGATGGCCTGCGGTACGCCGGTGATCGGGTATTCGCGGGCGTCCATGCCTGAATACGTGCCAGAAGGCGGCGGCATGTTAGGTGATACGATCAAGGAGATGGCCGGATTGTTGGGAATAGCGCGGACATATTCACACGAATTTGCGCCGGCCGACGTGCGCAAGGTGATGGTAGACGCCGGATTCACGGCGGCCCGACAAGTTGATGAGATCGAGGCACTACTGCCAGGATTGATAAATGGAGATCGGTGGTGACGCTTTCAACGCTTGAAATCGCACAACTCCGGGCAGATCAGGGCGACTATTTCCCGGACACATGCACTCTCCAGACGGTGGCGCGAACGAGCGACGACCAAGGGGGCTGGACGGATTCCTGGGCTAACACGCACACCTCGGTCGCCTGCCGGGTGTCGCCGATGCAAGCCACCCTTGTCGAGACGCTGGAGGCTGATCAGGTATCGTCCGCGTCCCGATGGGTTCTATCGGTCGCCCACAACCAGACCATCGCAGAGGACATGCGGGTGGTGCATGACAGCGAGACCTATGAGATCGAGCACCTGGAGGACACGCACAGCAACCGGACGGCCCGGCGGGCCTACTTGATGAGGTTGGACTGATGGCGATATGCCCAATATGCAAAGGGAAAATAGAACTTGATGCCCGGTATGATGCAGAACTGGTGCTAGAATGCCGCGCCTGCTCATGGTTTTGGGAAATCGACGGCACATATTTTCACGCGCCACTAAATCGCATTAAAGAGGCGCTTGGAATCTGGGTCAAAGAATTGCCCCAAGCCTTTTTGGAGGGCTGTAAGGAGCGGGCGAAGAAATGACCGTATCAATCAGAATCGAGGACGCCAAGTTGCGCGAGATGATCCGGGCCACCAAGGGCAAAAAGCCGATCCGGGTCGTAGCCGATGGCGTTGAGTATGGCCTATATCAGGAGCTGGGCACTACCAAGATGGATGCCCAGCCGTTCATGGTTCCGGCGGTGGAGAAGGTGCGGCCTGGATTCACAGAAGCATTCAAGGGCGACGAAAAGTTCATGCAAGCGGAGCAGATCGTGGAAAAGGCGGCCAGGGACGTGGAGCGATTCGCCAAGCAGGATGCGCCGGTGGACACAGGGGCATTGCGCGGCTCGATACACGTCTACGAGCCGAACGAGATTGAATTCGGATGAACGTGATCGAGGCCGGACTTTACACCGCCCTGACGGGTGGGACTGCGCTCATATCTGAACTGGGCGCCACGGCAATCTATAATCGGCATGTGCCGCAGGGAACCGCGCGGCCCTATGTCGTATACTTCCACAGCGGCGGGGGGCATGAGAACATCAGCCCGAGTGACTTGCAAAACCACCTCTACATGGTGAAAGCTGTTGCTGATGGAAGCAAGGAGGCCGGCACGATCGATGACCTGGTGATTGATCTCCTACACGGGGGCACGCTGACGGTGGCTGGGTATACGAATATCTGGATGGCACGAGAACAGGAGGTGCAGATGACAGAACCGCTCAGGGATGGCAAGGTGGCTTACCACTGTGGGGGCTACTATAGGATCAGGATTGATGGATAAGGGGGATAAAATAACATGACCGCAGCAGGAATAATCGGGAAGAATCTGTACTTGATTTTCGGTACCACGGTATTGGATACCGATTATCGCGCATTTGGCGAATCGGAAACCGGCGCGTCGGTGGACATCAGCGCTGGTGCCGATGCGTACAAAACGTACTTGACCACACTTGCAGACGGAACGGCGTCAGCAACGATTATGGTCCAATCGGGGACCGCCTTCACGGCCGTCTGGGCGGCTCTGATACCCAATACTGAGGGCACGCTTGAATGGGCGCCCGAAGGCACGGCCACCAGCGCGCAGCAGCACAAGGTCAATGCGTTCGTGACCAAGCGCGAGAAAAGTATGGAGTTTGCTGATATTGTCGTCTGTGACATCGGCTGGCAATTCAGCGGATCCGTAACGGACGGCACATACTAGGAGCGAAATGACCGAATCCACACAGCGCACAGCGACGATCAACGGCAAGGAGATCATCTTCCGGGAGAAGCTGCCCGCGGCCGACTGGTGGGACATCCTGCCGGCCCTCATGGCTATGGGGCAGGCCGGCTCGGACCCGACCGCCATCTTCCAACAGCTCAAGTTGGATACCGTGGTCGCCATGATTCAGGGCACCATCGAATCGTGGAAACTTGACACCGACCTGGCCGACGCGGACGCCATCCGACAAATGGATGTCTTTACTGAGATGACACCGCTGTTGACCATTCTGGCTACGGAGATCGGCGAGCGGACATCCGGCTTGGGGGAAGCGGCCAGCGGGCGTACCTAGCCATCAGGTTTGGGCGCCCGCTGCCGTGGCAATACTGGCGGCTGTGGCTGTGTGAGCGATTCGGGTGGTCGCTGGAATATGTGGACGCCCTGGATATGGTGGAGGCGCGTAACATGGTAGACACCTGCCAGATGTCCGACAAGGCGAAGGCTGATAACGCGGAGCATAGGGGGTAGCGTGGCATTACAGGTTGCCTCACTTTTTGCAGCCATTGGCGCTGACGTTTCGGGCCTACATGCTGGCCTTGCCGATGCCTCCGATGCGCTGTCTCATTTTGGGGACAAGATAGCCAAGATCGGCAAGAAGCTAACAGTGGGCGTCACCTTGCCCATCCTTGCCCTCGGGGGCGTAGCTGCCAAGATGGCCGGCGACTTTGAGCAGGGAATCGCGCTGCTTGGCATCGCCATGGACCGGGCCGAGGGGGACATGGCCTCGGTATCCGACTATGCCCTCCAGATGGGAGCCGACACGATATTCGGCGCCCAGGAGATGGTGGCGGCAATGACCGGGCTGGCGAAGGCAGGCCAGTCCTGGGAGCAAATAGCTGGGGACATGACGGGCACGACGGGAACGCTGGCGGCGACCACCAATCTGGCCGCCGGGTCCTCGTTGGAGCTGGCCGACGCGGCCGATGCAATCTCCGTGGCGATGGCAACATTCGGACTCAAAACCGAGGATGCCACATGGATTGCTGACAGCTTTGTCAAAACGGCCGACGCCAGTGTCGCAGAGGTTCAGCATCTTGTGGATGCCATGCGCACCTTTGGCCCGGTGGCTGCCAGTTATGGATTTTCACTCCAAGATGTGAACACGGCCTTGGCCATTCTGTCGCAGAGGGGCATCGTTGGCGCGCAGGCCGGCACGGCTCTTCGGTCGATGTTTACCAATATGATGCGCGATGTGGATGGCGTAACGGATCTGTGGACCGATCTCGGCATTTCCATGTTTGACGCCAGCGGGAATATGCGGGACTTCCCCGCCATCATGGCTGACCTGGGCGAGGCAATGGCCGGCATGACACAGGAGCAATCGCTGGCGACCATTCAAACTCTATCAGGCACCTACGGCATGGTAGCGATGAATGCCGAATTAGCCGAGGGTGCGGTGGGCTGGGCTGCGATGGAAGAGGCAATCTCCGGGGCTGCCACCGCGCAAGAGGTTGCCGACGCCAAGATGTCTGGGCTGAACGGCAGCATGGAGCAATTGAGCGGCAGCCTGGAGACGCTAGGTATCAAGGTGGGCATGGTGCTGACGCCTGCGCTGGTGAAAATCATTGACGAATCCCTTATCCCGATGATCGACAAGGTGGCCGAATTGGACCCGGCGATCTTGGAACTCGGCATCAAATTCGCCCTCTTGCTGGCCGCCGTGGGGCCCGTGGTGTTCGTAATCGGCAAGTTGATGACTCTCTTTGGCGCAATCGGCACGGCGCTACCTTATGTCGTCTCCATATTGGGTAGCCTGGGAGGAGTTGGGGGAGTATTTGCCGCGATGCTCAGTCCAATCGGCTTACTTGTTGGTGCCTTTGTGGCATTGGTCGCGGCAGTCGTAATCTTCGGCAAGGATGCAGCCGCGGCTCTGGTAACAATAGCCCAGGGCTTCCAGGCGATCTTTGATTATATCTGGGTTCTGATTAAGCGATTTGCCGGCCGATTAGTTGTAGCAGGCAAGGACTTGGTGATGTCTCTGGCAAGCGGTGTGCGCGCTGCCGCTGGCGATCTCATAGATGCCATCACCGGAGCGGTTGGGGATGCAATCGGGGCCGCGCGGCGCCTTCTCCGCTCAGGGTCGCCCTCCAAGGTGTTCATGGAAATCGGCCAGAACATCACCGCCGGCCTGGCCCAGGGAATCACTGGAACTAAAGATCGCGCCTCGAGCGCGGTACAAACTGTGACGCAGGCCATGACAGCCGCCCCGTCGATGGCCCTGGCTGCCAGTCCAATGGGGGGCGGGGGCGGAGGCGGAGGTGGTAACCTCATTGTCCAGATCAACGCGCCCATCACCGTGCGGGACGATCGGGACATCGACCGAATCGCCAACACCATTGCCGAGCGGACCCAGTGGCGAGGCGGGTTCCGCACGCCATATCGGCCGGCGGCTGCCTGATGGCCTTCGCGGTTTCAGTTGGCGGGAATGACATCACCTCCACGGTGATGATTGCAACCGTGTTCATTCACGGCGCATCGAGGGACATGGTAAGCGTCGCCTCGTTCGAGTGCATGGACGACGGCTATGCCCTGAGCATTGACACCAAGGACGACGTGGTTATTGACGATGGCGGCACGACCTACTTTAAGGGGGAGGTGGCGGGAACGCCGCGACGCAAGCAGATTGCCCCGGACAAAGTGCATTGGATGGTCAAATGCCAAGACTATAACCAATTACTGAACGAGACGGTCATCCCCCTGCGAATCTATCCATCGGGCAGTTCGGACAAGGACGTCATAATCAACGGCACTAATGGCCAGTTCCCCCTCTACCGGACAGACATTGATACCAACACCCATACCGTGGAAGTCAAGGTGCTGCTCGGCCATTGGACGTTTGAGGCGCAAACGCTCGCCCAGGCAATGAACATCATACGGGGCCGGACGGGCGCGAAGGCATGGGTGGACTTTGACAAGAAGCTCCACTATGGCGACACGCCTGGCACCAATGCGG